GAATACCAAGACAAATGTTGTTGAAAACATCATTGAGTGGGACGGCGGCCCAGAGTGGTCTCCGCCGAGTGGTTTTATAGCCATCAATGTTGACAATGTTAATGTTCACATTGGTTATACCTATGTAAATGATGCTTTTGAAGCACCTGCATTGCCTGCACCAGCGCCTGCTCCGGCTGCGCCAACGCCGGAAGAACTGTCTGCTCAATTGACCATTTTGCAAGCACAAATTGCCGCCATAACTCCTAAGTCCTAGTGCATAATGTAATTCCCACTTAACTAAATAAGGAAGAACATGTGCACTGCGAATACCGAAGTTGTTGGTGATGTTGAGGTAAAGGAAGAGAAGCCGCAGGAGCAACTCAGCACCGGCATCTACTTCCCAACCCCAATATATACGATCAAGAAAGAAGAGTTCTTAGCCGATGCTCGGGCTGTTTTCAGTGAGAACATTGCCCCGATTAAGAAGGAAAAGAAGAAAAGCGGCGACAAGTTAGGTAACCAACTCTATCCAGTCGTAATGACTGGTAACCTATTCAATGACCCTCGTATGCAGGGTCTTTGTTCGTATATTGCTGGAACCGCTTGGAACATCCTTCAGGCTCAGGGTTTTCGGATGATCGACAAGGTGACTTTCTTCACCGAGTTTTGGGGTCAAGAACACCATAAGCACTCTGCTATGGATGAGCATGTACACCCATACGGCGCTCAAATCGTAGGGTTCTACTTCATTGATGTACCCCCAGACTCTTCGCGCGTGGTGATCCATGACCCTCGCCCCGGCAAGGTGATGGCTCACATGCCTGAAGATAACATTGCTAATGTGTCTGAGGCCAGCAACATGGTTAACTTCACGCCAGAACCCGGCATGATATTTTTTGCCAATTCTTGGTTGCCACATTCATTTACTCGTCACGGTTCTCTGAAACCATTGACGTTTATCCACTTCAACATCGGTGTCAAAATGAATGATCAGCAAATCAACGCTGTAGTTCCCGAGTCAAAGGCGGAGATTGTCTGATGGCTAAGTACCGCATCAGGTTCAACAAGTCCCGAGGCGCTCCCGGCCGTGGGTCTATGGAGCATGTCTGGCGCATCTTTGAGGGCGAGAAGGAATACATCGTCAAGCATTTTCGTCTTGAGTGCTTCTCCTACAGCGAAAAACAAGAGGGTTCTGAGGATTGGAACGTTTGCTGTGATGCAGACATGACGATCGACCGAGAAACTTCTACAGCCACTTTTAAGTCACCTTTAACCCTTAACAAATTAGGAATTGAACATGGACAAGATCACAGTCAGCACACAACTGCTTAACCAAGTATTGGCTTATTTGGGCAACCGCCCTTTCCATGAAGTGTTTCAGTTGATCCAATCTCTCCAACAAGAGGCTCAATCACAATTGGCCCCACCCCCTGTAGAAACCCCAGTTCAACTAACTCAGGAGTAATTTATGTCCTTCATTGACAATTTGCGCTTGCATCTCCAAGACTTTGAGACCGAAGTTTCTGATGAAATCCACAAGTTCATCGACTTCTTGGATAGCCGTACCGGTGACCCAAAGCCTGCCGTGGTTAACCCACCCCAGCCCGCTACGGTTCCCGTGCCCCTTAATACCTTTACAGCCCCTGTGGTAGCCACCGGTGGAGTCTTTACTTGCGTTGCTCCAGTGGCTCCCGCCGCCGAGCCTGATGCTCCAGTTGCTGAGGCAAGCCCTGCCGATGCTCCTGCCGTTTCTGCTGATGCTGGTAGTAATGATGCTGGTGAAGCACCCGCTGCTGAGGTTCTTCCTGATAGCACCCCTGCTGTGGCTGATGAACCAGCGGTGGTAGAGCCACCCAAGGAGTCTTGATCATGGCCACAAAGAACTGGATTGCTGGTGCAATTAAGCACCCCGGCGCTTTGAAAGAGGCTTTGCACGTTCCTGAAGGCAAGAAGATTCCTGCCAAGAAACTGGAAGCCGCTGCCAAGAAACCCGGAAAGATGGGGCAACGCGCTCGTTTGGCCAAGACTCTTCGGGGTTTTGACTGATGAGCGACATCGAGAAGGACTTGGCCGTTCATGAGGCCATTTGCACTGAGAGATACAACCATATCTTCCAGATGCTCAAGGACGGCGATAAACGCATGACCAAGATAGAGTATTTGCTCTACGGTGTCATGCTTTTAGTTCTTCTCGGCCCCGGTGTTGCTGGTACGTTTTTTCACAAATTTTTTGGGTTGTAAGACTTAAAATTGCTGTCTAGAAAGGGGGTGGCAAATGATCGATCCACTAACCGCTCTAGCGGCGATTCAATCAGCAGTAAAACTCGTCAAAAAGATCAGTGCGACTGTTGATGATGTAGGTTCTCTCGGCCCTGTTCTGGGTAAGTATTTTGACGCCAAGACCAATGCGGTGCAGGCGGTTCAAGAAGCCAAGGATTCAGGCAAGTCCTCCAACATGGGCACGGCCATCCAAATTGAGATGGCGCTTGAGCAGGCTAAGCAATTTGAGGCTGAATTGCAGATGCTCTTTATGCAAGCCGGCAAGATTGATGTCTGGAACAAAATTAAAGCCCGTGCCGGTCAAATGGATAAGGCCGACAAGTTTGCGACTCAGGCTGCTGAAGACCGAGCCAAGGCTAAGAAAAAAGAACAAGAAGAATTCATGATCTTTGCTTTGATTGCGGTCTTAGTTATCGTCCTTGGGTATGTTGGGTTTTTATTTGTTCAGGAGAGTGTTGACTATGCTAAAAAGAATAGCCATCCTGTTCATCACTCTAAGCATTAACGGCTGCGGTGACGAATATCGTTACCACTGCCAAGACCCAAAGCACTTTGGTGATGCTCAGTGTCAAAAGCCTGCCTGTGAGTTCTCGCAGACCTGTCCTGACTATCTTATAGCCCCTATTCTGGAGAAGAAAATTGAAGGAACTTCTGTTAGCCCTCCTAACGCGCAACCCGGATCAGCAGCGACTAACTGCCGATGAAATAGACACCCGAGTTCGGGCGTTTGTCATCATCATGGTGACGTTGATCTTTGGTTTTATCACCATTGCTTTGCTGTATTCGGTGACGTTCGTGACTCAGCCAATGAAGGCTATGGCTCCGATCGACCAAGCGTATACCAAGATGCTCAACGACATCGTTTTGTTGATTGTGGGCGGTATTGGTGGCATTCTGACCAAGGGCATCACGACAGAGGCATCCAACATGATCACAGCAGCCAAGAACAATACGGCTGCCTATACGCCTCCACCACCCCCTCCGCCGGCTCCGGTGGTTATGATGGCTCCAAGTTGGACGCCCCCACCTATGCCGGCTGCCCCTCCTAATTTGGAGCCAGATCACGAACGTGAACGCATGGCCCAAGCAAGAGCAGAGGCCCACAATGCTTAGTTGGTTCTTTGACGACCTGTTTTATGTCCTCGCCGTGGCCGCTTTGGTGGTCGGGGCTGTAGGTTATGCCCTGAGTTTTTTCGTAGGGTTTATACCTATGCTAAAGCCCCATGCCCTCGTTTTGAAGGTTGTGGGAATCGTGTTAGTCCTATTGGGAGGTTTTTATGTCGCAGATCATCGAGGTTATCAACGCCGTGTTGACGAAGATAAAGCAGAAATTGAACGACTTAACGGCGAAGCAAGAGCCAAAGAAGCCGAACTAAACGGCAAGTTAGCAACCGCCAATTCAGCACTTAGGAAAGCGAAAAATGATGTCAAAACCAAGCAGAATGATCTTGTTTCTCGCGCTGACTCTGGCGAGTTGCGCCTCCCCTCCTCCTGTGGTGTACAAGCCGGTGCAGATGCCCCCGCTGCCGGAGGAAATCCAACCAATGAGTCCGACACTGAGCGACAGGCTATCAAAGATCTTATCGCCATCGCAGCAGAAGGCGACACAGCCATCACCCAACTCAACGCCTGCATCACCACCTACAACCAAGTAAGGCAGACAGTCAATGAGGGGGTCAAATGATCACCGCTGAGAAACTCCACGCCTTGGGTATTGGTGCTGAATGGGTTGAACCTTTAGAAGCCACTTTTAGGAAGTTTGGCATCGATGACTTGCCTAAACAGGCCGCTTTTATTGGCCAATGCTCCCACGAATCTGGCCACTTTAGGAAGTTAGAGGAAAACCTCAACTACTCGGCTGATACCCTGAACCGCCTATTTGGGCATAAATTCAAGCCGGGTGAGATCGAGCAGTACGCCCACCAGCCTCAGCGTATTGCCAACCGGATTTACTCGAACCGTATGGGAAACCGTGATGAGGCGTCAGGGGATGGGTGGCTGTACCACGGGCGCGGCATCATCCAGTTGACCGGGCACGACAATTTCTGGCACTTTGGGCAGGCTGTAGGCATGAATTTCGTGCATAACCCAGCCCCAGTATCCCAGCCGATGTACGCTGCCATGAGTGGTGGCTGGTTCTGGCAAACGCACGGCTGTAATGCCTTGGCAGAGGCAGAAAACTGGGAAGGGTTGACCAAACGTATCAATGGTGGTCTTTTTGGCCTCAATGAGCGTGTCGCCTTGACCCGACAGGCTTTGGCCGTCCTTGCTTAGAGGGATAAAGGCATATAAAATGGCGAAATGTGATTCATATTTATTGGGGTTATAGGTTATGACCACGACAGCATCTCCGATTGCTAGTACAGCGTCTGTAATGACCTATGACTCGCTGACGGTAAATATCCAGAACTACCTTGAGCGCTCCGATGCGGTGACGCTCCAAAACATTCCGCTCTTCATCATGTTGGCGGAGCAAACCATCTCTATCGACATCAAGTTCCTCGGGAATTTGAACGTTGCTACCAGCACGATGGTTCCCGGCAATCCAATCATTGCAAAACCCGTTCGCTGGCACAAAACAGTGTCGATGAACGTAACCGATTCGTCAGGGAATCGAAACCCAGTCCTTTTACGCAAGTATGAGTATCTGCGGTTTTATGACCAAAATGCCACGACAGAGGGACTTCCTTTGTACTACGGTGACTACAACTACGACAACTGGTTAGTAGCACCGACACCTGATCAAGCCTACGCTTTTGAGGTTCTCTACTACGAGCGGGTACAGCCGCTTGATTCTTCCAACCAAACCAACTGGTTCACCCAGTATGCGCCGCAAGCGCTGTTGTATGGTTCGCTCCTTCAGGCTATGCCGTTTTTAAAGAACGATGACAGAATCCCGATGTGGCAACAGCAATATACAGCAGCGATGAGTGCCCTCAAAGCCGAGGATACGCAGCGTATTGGTGACAGACAAGCATCGGTACTTGACACATGAGTTATTTAAGCCCATTCACCGGCGACGTCATTCAGCCAACAGACGTTTCCTACAACAACATCACATTGACCGCAACGACTCAGTTGTTCTGGTCATTCGACGGCAACGGAACCGAAACGTATGCGGCTCGGATTATGGATGTTTCGACATCCAATTCGGCATACCACCTGATCATGCCCCCAGCATCTCAGGCTTCTGTCGGCCAAGATGCAATGATCCGCAACTACGGGTCTGCAACTCTCAATGTCTACGCTTATGGCGGTTCAACGCTGATCGCAAGCATCGCCCCCAGTAGTGCGGTTTACATCTACCTGACAAACGTCAGCACCGATGCAGGCACTTGGAACGACCTTGCCTTTGGTTCTGGAGCCTCCTCGGTTCAAGCGGCCACCTTGGCTGGATATGGCTTGTTGGCAATCTCCAACACGCTCAATACCGTCACGCCGGTCACGACCTTCTCGGCCAGCCAAACAACTGACTCCACCTATCTCGCCCAGACCTATGTCTGGGTTGGTGGCGCAGGAACGCTCACATTGGGGTCTGCGGCCTCTTTGGGCAACAGTTGGTACATGAATGTCCGAAACTCCGGTACAGGCGCTTTAAACCTGCTTTGCCAAGGCTCTGACACGATTAACGGCTCGGCTAATCTGTACTTCAATCCCGGTGACTCGGCCATCGTTGTTTGCTCTGGTGGCGCTTTCTATACCGTGGGTTTGGGCCGCAATACCAACTTCGCCTTTACTCAATTAACCAAATCGGTTACGAATGGCACATACGTCCTGACAACCACAGAGGCGTCTAACGTCATCATGAAGTTTGTCGGTACGCTGACGGCCAACGTGACGATCCAAGTACCTCCTTCGGTGCAGGTGTACTACATTGAGAACGCAACGGTCGGCGGTGTTAGCAACTACACCGTGACGATCACCACAGGCGTTTCTGGTGGTGCAAATGCCACCATCGGCTCAAACCTGCAATCTATTCTGATCTGCGACTCGATCAACTTAGTGAACGCCAACACGATCTTGGCTGGTTCTAGTTCGCTCTCATTGCCTAATGGTACTGCTGGCGCACCATCCCTCTATTTCTCCTCGGAGCCGACCACTGGGGTTTACCGCGCTAACTCAGGTGAGTTTGACATCTCCATTCTTGGCGTAAACTTGTTTGCTCTGACAGCAGGCGGTTTGCAGATCAATGGATCTGGAACCTTCACGGGTGGTGTTTCTGGTGGTACTTTCTGATGACAAAGAAAGTCTTCAGTATCAATACGTTGCCCGGTATCCAACGGGATGGAACGTATTTTGATAAAGCCTATTACACCGACGGACTTTGGGTTCGGTTTCAGCGAGGCCGACCACGCAAGATCTTGGGTTATCGGCAGATCACTAATAACTTGTCTGGTTATTCGCGCGGGATGTACGTTAATTCGCTCAATGGTAGCAACTACATCTACAGCGGTTACAACAATGGCTTTCAGGTTATTCAGGTGGATGGCAACGGGATTGGTGGGGCTGTTAATGATTTCACTTTTACTGTTGGCTTGCTATCGGTCACGATTACCAACGCAGGCACAGGCTACACCACTGCCGGCACATACTATGCCGTCCCACTCACGACTACAACGGGTTCGGGGTCAGGCGCACTAGCCAACATCACGGTGGCCGGTGGTGTCATTACCGCCGTCAAGATCACATACTACGGCAGTGGATATGCTGTGGGTAACACTCTGAGCGCCAGCAACACCAAGTTGGGCGGCTCAGGCTCTGGCCTCGTTTTGACCGTTGCTACGGTGGGTAACCAGTTCACGGCTACTGACCTTAATCTTTGGCAAATCGACGCCGTTTACGACTCTCAGGGCAGCGGCACAAGCCTTTTGTTGGCTCATCCCGGCCAGAACTTGGCGGCCATCGACAGTTCCACTAATTCGCCTGTTTTTGCCGGTTTGAACACCGGCACGGCCTTGGCCCCGCTTTCAGACACCAACGGCCCAAACCCAACCGGTAACGTGATCTCGGTTTCTGGTGGCGTGGTTGTTCTTTATCCATACGTTTTTGTGTACGGTAACAACGGTTTGATTCAAAACTGTGCGGCCGGCGACCCTTACAATTGGAACAGCGCTGATTCAAACGCCAACAACGTGGCCTCAACGAAGATCGTCAAGGGTTTGCCTGTTCGCGGTGGTTCTAACGCCCCCTCGGGATTGTTTTGGGCCTTGGATTCGCTGATTCGCGTGTCTTATACGCCGACCACGGTAACAACTGGAACAACTTCCAGCACCTTCTATTGGCGCTACGACATTATTTCTAGTCAGACTTCGATCTTGTCATCACAGTGCGTGATCGAGTATGACGGCATCTATTACTGGATTGGTACTGATCGGTTCTTGCTTTACAGCGGTGTTGTGAAGGAGATCCCGAACAATATGAACCAGAACTACTTCTTCGATAATTTAAATTATGCACAGCGGCAAAAAGTATGGGCTACCAAAGTTCCCCGTTTTGGTGAAATATGGTGGTTTTATCCTAGAGGAACTGCCACCGAATGCAACGACGCCATCATCTACAACGTCCGCGAGAATTGTTGGTATGACGCCGGATCGGCTGTTGGTGCTACAAGAACTGCTGGCTATTTCTCACAAGTATTTAGGTATCCAGTTGCCGCCGGAGAAGATCTAAGCACGGCTCAAACCATCTTTGTTGAGTCAATTACCACGGCAACCAGCAGCAACGTCATTCAGATGGTTCAAACCAACCAGATCGCTTTGGGTCAGGTTGTTTCTGCTTCTGGTGTACCAACCGGCTCCTATGTGACCGCAATCGCCCCCAGTTCAACGGCCGGGTATTTTGCTGTCACGCTGTCTGCTAATGCTACGGCTACCGCTACCGTGACGGCTACCTTCCAAACCCAATCGGGTAAGGTTAGCCTCTGGCAGCATGAAATTGGAACTGATTCGGTTTCGTTGGCTGGAGATGATGCAATCAAGTCATCATTCACTACTTCAGACCTTGGCTGGATCGGTGGCGGCCCTGCTCAGAAATCTTTGGCCGGTGACAACATGTGGTGTCGTTTAGAGCGCGTAGAGCCGGACTTTATCGGTAACGGCGCGATGACTCTCTACGTTGTTGGGCGGCCATATTCTCAAGAAGATGACGTGGTTAGCCAACCCTATGATTTTGATATGTCTACGGGCAAGATCGACATGAAGGAACAGCGCCGCGAGTTGAAACTACAGTTTGTTTCTAACCAGCAAAACGGCGACTATCAATGTGGTCGCATCTTGGTGGATGCAGACTTCGGTGACGTGCGGGGTTACTGATGGCACTGGCTCTTGTCTACGACCCACGGTATCACACGTTCGAGTCGTGGGCTTCGCTCATGTGCGAGGGCTATGCTGCTCAGAATTTGCAGATCCCAACCGCCGACATGAACTGGCAAGACTTTGCTGTCGGTATCCGAGGCATCGATCTTTTTACAAATGAGCAGGCTCCAAACCCCTACCTCTTTGAAAATTGGGAGGATTGGGCCACAGCGTTGGTGAATCAGGTGAACGCCAACATTGACCAAACCAATGGAAATGGGAATACCAATGCTGTTTAACAGTAAGATTAAAAAACTACCCAGTTTGAATGTCTTGGCCATTGCTTGCAGGAATTCAAACCCAAAAATGCCTCTTAACGAGGCTTTGGCGCGCGTCAAACTTGAATTTTCTTTGCCTAACACTTGGCAGTTGCAAGAAGGAAATTCGATCTTCATCGTCCATAAGTCAAGCATCCCCGGATTTGGTTACTTTGCGATGTACAACGCTGACACAATCCGCAACGTTATCCAGAACGTTCGCACGTTCTTCGCTGCTGCCTACAAGGTCGGTTTTGATAACTTGGTGGCGCAAATTGAAGACCCTGCCGTTTTACAAACGCTCAAGTATGTTTTTAAAGGCATGGATACCAGTAAAACTGGTTATGTAGTCCAGCGCACCAACCGCGGTTCTTATCAAGTGACGATCACTTTAGGCCCAGCAAGGAGCGCCAAATGACCCACGTTTTTCATGATATTGGTAAAGCAATCAGCAACGTAGTTGAATCTGTTGGCAATGTTGTTTCTCACGTCGTGCAGGCGGCAGGCAAAGTTGTTGAGCAAGTTGCCTCTAATCCAGTCATGTTGGTAGCCGCTGGCGCTGCTCTATTTGCCGGGCCGGAAATACTTGCTGCTTTAGGGGGGGATGCCGCTGCTGCGGGAACCGGGGCGGCTTTAGATGCCGGCAGTAGTCTTATTCCCGGCTCCGTATTAGCAAACGGCGCGACCGTAGCCGCCGATGGTTCTATCATCGCCGCTGATGGCACAACAATCGCCGGTGCTGGATCTGCTTCGGTAGCCGGAGGAACGGCTGCTACTGACGCCACATTGGCCACCGGTGCTACAGACGCCACGGCTGCAACTGGAGCAACTGACACTGCCGCCACCACTGCGGGAGCGACTGACACTACGGCCGCAACGACTACAGGCGCAACAGATACTACGGCAGCAACAGGAGCAACCGATACTGCCGCCGCAACAAATGCGGCTCCATCGCTTACATCAACAACGATGCAAAACGGCGCAATGGTGCAATCATTTTCTGATGGCAGCGTTGTTTCTTATATGCCGGATGGATCGGTTGTAACAACGGCCGCAGATGGCACTGTTAGTACAGTCCCCGCAGCCACCACAGCAGGCACAACTGCAACTGGTGCTACCGCTGCTGGTACTAACGCCGCTGCAACTACTGGAGCCGACACTACAGCGGCTACAGGAGCCGCAGGAACAACTAGCACTACAGCCGCCGCTACAAATCTTCCAGATGCAGCGACAGCCGTTACGAATGGTCAGGCCACATTAACAGCAACTGGCGATACCTTGGCCACCAACACAGCCGCTCAAAACGCCGCTGCCACGGTCATTAACAACTCGGCTACTGTTGACGCCGCAGCCATCTCAAATGCCAGCACAGCCGCCACAATGACGACTGACGGCGCATCATTGAGCAACGCTGTGACGGCCGCCACAAACGGATCGGTCAATGGTTCTTTATTGACCAACCCTCTTTCTTCGATCACTCAAAACCTTGGGTCAACGTTGTTGCCTGATGCCAACCCAGTAGTTCAGAAGTTGGTTGCCCAAACGGCCTTGAATACTGTAACCAATGGCGGTGACTTCACCAAAGCATTAGAAAACGCTGGTATTGGCGCATTTACAGGTATTGCAGGAACAGAAGCCACTAACTTGACCGGCTCTGACTTGGCTGGCGCTGCTACTAAGGCAATAACATCGGATGTATTGACCGGAAAGACTGGAAACATTGGAACAGATGTCTTAGGCAACGTCGTTGGTCAGGAAACCAAAGATTTGACTGGTTCCAACTTGGCCAGCAATGCCGCCAAGATTCTGTCAAAGAGTGTGATTAGTGGTACAGACCCGACAGCAAAATTGGAAAACCTTGGGATCAGTAGTCTAGTCAATACCGGTTTAAATGAATTAAACCCAAATACTGGTGGCACGAACCCACTCTCTTTGCTTGCTGCCCCGGCAACTGCCGCTGTGATGAAAGAAATTTCACCGTTAGCGCAGGCTTCACAGGCAGCAACTGCCGCACCAGCAAACGCAAGTCAGGCCGTATCTACTGGAACAAACATTTCCGGTTTGACGCCTGCCGCAGTAAACTCTACAGGTCTAAGCCCAGCAACAACAAGCACAGCGGCTAAGACGGCAGCAACAACCACGACAGCGCCTCCAGCCAAGGTGAATGTCAGCACATTAACGCCGATAACGAACATCTCTGGTTTGTCGGCAATTTTGAAACAAGGGGGCTGAAATGGCTATTTTGACAAGTCGGGTTGGAAGCCCATTACCTACGATTGACATGGGTGCTAATCCATTGGCACAGCCCGGTTCTGCTATTTACAACTCCCAATATCAGGGTTGCGGCACACCGATGAATGCGCCCCCTGCTGTTACTTGGTACGGCAACGTATCTCCCGGCGGTTTGAACTACGCTGGACGCCCCGGTGGTACTGGAGTCGGACAGGATTACGTTTGCTCTGTTTCTGGTGGCGCAGGTAATGCTGGCGCAATGACCGGTACACGAACTGGTGGTCTGGGAACCGTTTCCAATCTGGCTAATCAGAATACTGGCAAAACAAATCTGCCTGCTACAACTGCTACTGGCGCTACGGTTGCCAAGCCCGGGACAACAAATACTGGCGGCACAACTGGTGGTACAACTGGAGGCGGCACAGGCGTTAAGTGCACCAAATGCACCAAAGGCTCCACCACCGGAACCACTACAACCGGTACAAAATCCACTACTGGTGGCGGCTCTAACGTCCTAAATACTCTTGCTACGGCCGCCGGTTTAGGTGGGCTTGGTTACCTTGCCGCTAATAACAGCGGCGCTATTGGTAGTGCACTAAGTTCTATTTTTGGTGGCGGTAAGGGTGGCACTGGTAGTACATCCGGCGGTACTTCAGGTGGAACTTCTGGTGGAACAAGCACCGAAAACTTGCTTCCCATTCCTGAAGGCGCTACTGACAACGGCGACCAGACCTACACGATTACTGCCCCTGATGGCAGTTCTGCTACTTATAGCCAAGTTGATGGCAAGATTTTGTACTCGACTGATGCAAACGGTAATACAACTTTGTCTGGTGGCGAAAAGGGATCTTCTTCAAACGTCACCGACACAACTCAGACCGTCACCAATAGCAACGGCGAAGAAGTCAAGGTTAATCCTGATGGTTATGGCGGTTATGTAGATGCTGCTACTGGTTTACCAGTTGATGCCAACGGTAATTCATTGTCCACAGGTGCAACTACAAATGCTGTTACCGATCAAACAAATGCAACTGGCACAGATTTGACTAGCAAGGGCGGTTTGAATCAAGTTTCCACAGACGGCAACACTGGTGCGACATCTGCCGCAAATGCCGGTAGCGCTACTAATACAAGCGCCGCCGCAAATACCGACACAGGAGCCAAAGGTTATTTCCAAGACGCAAACGGTAATGTATATACGTCTGACGGTACTTTGGTTGCTGTTAACGATAACGGTACTTATGTATCTGCCGCTGATTACAACGCTCAAAATACTACGGATAACACTAGCAGCACTGATAACACATCAACAGATACCCTTTTTAACCTGCCTTCTGGTGGCAGTGATTATGGTTGCAAAGAAGGCGGATTGGTCACCATGATGGCTATGGGTGGCGGTGTTTACGGTATGAAGTCCGGTGGCGCTATGCCTGCCGGCTTCGGTATCCACAAATATGCTCATGGCGGCCGCTTACATCATTATGATGATGGCGGTTTGGTTCAAGATTGCTGCAACCCTAATCTGTATTACAACAGTTCTGGCGAGCAGGTTGACTCAAGCGGCAATGCTGTTTCGTACAACGCCAATGGTGACTTGGTTGCAAGCGATGGAACGATTTTGTCTACCGCAACTCCCTACACATCTTCATCTGCCGACGCAACCACAACAACTGATGCCAACGGTAATATGGTGACAACCTATTCCAACGGCACAACGGTTACGACTAAATCCGATGGAAGCACAACGGTTACCGGTGCAGATGGCAACGTTATTAGTAGCACCGGCGCAAGTAACTTGGCCACTTCAGTGCCAACTAATAAGCAAGTAGATGCAACGTTAAAACAAAACGCAAATGATCAGACACCGCAGAATACTTCCTTGTTGAATACCATCAAGGGTTTGCTTGGGAATAGCACGGTTCAAGGTGGTTTGGTTGGTACTTTGCTCGGTAGCGCTTTGACTAGCGGTTTTGGTGGCGGTTCTTCTGGTTCTGCCCCTTACAAAGTTTGCATGGCCAAACTGGCCGCAATCCCCGGAGAATGCACCTCATTTGGTGTTGGCCCAGCCCGTATTGTGCAGGCTTGCCAATATAACAACCGCACTAACTACACGCCAAATGCACAGTTGATGTCTAACCTCGGCGTGACTGGCTATAACGCTCCCTATCAAGAGCCGGCTCAAGTTGGTGGTGGTACATACGCCCCGATCAATCAGGCTCATGGTGGTGGTATTCACGCCCCTCACCGCATGGATCCCGCTCACTTGATCCCAATCTATGAGCCAATGCACAAAGCAACCGGTGGTTCTGCCCACTACACCTATGGCATCCCTCAAGATCCGCTTGAGAATCTGAATATGCCTACTCCCGGCATGAAGCACGGGGGTGATATGCCTCACACTTTGCATAGCCACCAAACTAATCCAGTTCGTGAGGGCCGGATTGACTTCAAGGCTGGTTCTGCTGTAAATGGACCCGGTACAGGTCAATCAGACGACATCCCAGCCTTCTTGGCTGACGGCGAATATGTGATTGATGCCGACACGGTGGCCGCTTTGGGTGATGGTTCTAACAAGGCTGGCTCCAAGATGCTGGATCACATGCGTGAGCAGATCCGAGCGCACAAACGATCCGCGCCGGTCGATAAAATTCCACCAAAGGCTAAGTCTCCTTTGGAATACATGAAAGGGTACAAACATGGCAAAGCGTAAAACTAAAGGCGGGTTGCCTAAGTTCTGCTCCGGCGGCTCTTTATTTCAAGGGTCTGCCCTTCCATCGGTTACCCAAACGACGAGCCAGCAGACCACTGCGCCTCAGTTCTATACCAACTACCTCCAAGATATTGCTAATCTTGGTCAAAACGCCGTACAACAGGGCGGAGTGGCTGGTTTAAGCCCATTACAGCAGCAAGCATTTGCAATGGCTCCTTGCGCCGCATTTTCGGGCGCTGGAACTATGGGCGCTGCTGGCCAGTTGACTGGTCAGGCAGGAGCAACAACGGCCAATCAAGTTGTGGGCTGCTATCTAAACCCCTATGCTTGCGCCGTAATCGGCAACATGCAACGCCTGTCTCAGCAAAACCTGCAACAGAACGTTTTGCCTGTCCTGAATGCCGCTGGTGCATCTACAGGCCAATTCGGTTCTCAACGTCAGGCTCAGGCTACTGGTAACGCCTTGCGTTGCATCCAAGCCAACTTGACCGGCCAAGAGGCTCAATACCTTTCTTGCCAATACAACAAGGCGATCGGTCAGGCTCAGACCTGCTTGTCCCGTGAGTTGTCTGCTGGCCAAGCCTTGGGTAATCTCGGCGCTCAACAAAACCAAGTCGGTATTGCTGGTTTGAACGAACTCAATACCTTGGGTGCTGCGTGTCAGGCTCAGGGCCAAAAAGAGTTGTGCTATCCAATGACACAGACTCAGCAGTACGCCAAGTTGTTGCAGGGCTATCAAGTCCCAACCGGTTCAGTCAGCCAACTCTGCGGCCCTATCCCCGGTGCATATTCCAATTCACCGCTGTCTCAGATCGCTGGTCTGGGTTCATTGATCGGCGCATTCACCGGGGCCAAGGCCACAAAATGCGCTGCCGGTGGTTCTGTTGGCTACAAAGAAGGCGGCGAGATCTGCCATGCACATGGCGCGGTTCCAAGAAAAGTCATTGCCTATCATGATGGCAAAGGTCATATCTATGATCTAAACGGCAACTTAGTGAGGTAATTATGGCTGGTGGTTTATCACAAGTTTCTGCTGCCCAGCCCTCTGGTGCAGCCACCGCTGAGGCGGATACAGCCGAGGCTTCTAACATTCAAGGGGCAAGTCTTCCTGAGAAACAGGCTTCTACTGCACAGCAAGATTTGGCCGCTTATCAGGCCAAACTTGATGCTCAGATGCAGAAGATGGCCAACTCTTTGGAGACCCGCAAGAGTCAGGTCTTTGACCCATCTTTGATGGCGTTGGCCGCAGGCTTTCTGGCCCCCACTCGCACTGGTGGCTTTGGTGAATCCTTGGGCGCTGCTGCTGGCAACTACCAAAAGTCAATTGATCAACAAAACGCTGAAGAGATTCGCCGCAACCAGTTGGAATTGGAACTGCGTAAAGGCATGGTTGACACGGCCAAGCAGCGCGCTTTGGGTGAGGCATCCAACAACTTGATCACTCAGACTACTAATCCGCAGACTGGTGTAGTGACGGCTCAATACAACCCAGAAGCGGCCAAGCAGTTGTCTCAGTTGACGGGTGATCCCAAGTACATGATGGAAGCCCTTGCACAGCAGAAAGAACAGCAACTGCAAGATGTGCGCGCCAAGGCCATTGTTCCTAATTCTGGTGTTGACGAGAACGGCAAGCCCAAATCAGGTTACTCGGTTGATCCGATGGCCGTTTCTGACTTGCTCAAGATCGGTGGTACTAAAGAGGCCGCTGAGTTTGCTAAGTCGGTTACTGAGTTGCGTAAGGCTGGTATTTTCGGTGCAGACTCCGCCGGTACGCCTTTTGATGCCTTGGTGATGACTGCTACTGACCCAGCCGTTAAGGCCGGTGCAGAACGTCTTGCCAAGCAATTTAAGAATGGCGCATACGCTGGCAAAGAAGAAGAGGCCGATAAGTTGGCTGAGAAGTACATGCAACTTGAAATTGCCCACCGCAATGACGAGCGTACTTTATCAGGTAAAGAAGACGAGCGCGCCTTCCGCCAAATGATGGCCAATCTGTCGCTTCAACTGCATCAGACTACGGCGCAAAATCAAGACGAGATTCGTCGCGCCCAACTCAAGATTGAGCAAGACAAGTACAACGATAAAGCGCAACAGTCACAAGAGGCTGCACGTCAGGCTGGGGATGCCGCTCAAAGTGTGATCGACAAGGTCAAGGTTATTGCTAACCACCCCGGTCGAGTGAATGGTTTGTCTTCATTGACACCGACTCAGTTGATCCCCGGCACTGACACTTACAACTACCAAAACGAGTTGCAATCTCTCAAGTCGGCTGCATTCTTGTCTAACGTTCAAGCCATGCGTGGCCTCGGTTCCTTGTCCAATAAGGAAGGCGACAAGATCACCGACGCGATTGCCAAACTCAATACTGGCATGTCGCGGGCCGCTTTTGATGAGCAACTCAAAACCATCACTGAAACTATGGAGCGAGCAAAGGCGCGCGCTGCTCGACTTGGTGCTGGCCCTACCGCCAATCAAGCCCCAGCAGCGGCAGCAGTCCCTCACTTCTACAATAACCGTGTAATTGTTCCCAACCAATCCAACACCGGTTGGGTCTATCAAGACACAGGAGAGGCCGTCAAATGAGTTTGCCACCACCCCCTGCCGGCGCGGTTCCAGTTGATTCGCTCCCTCCACCACCCGAGGGGGCGGTTCCCTATACTCCGCCAGAACATGAAGTTATCCACATGGGTGAGCCTTACAAGCCCTCAATGGGTGAAAAGGCTCTTAATGTTGCTGAGAGCGGTATTCTTGGCCTTGCAACCCCTATGGCTGGGGCGCTTCAGTATTTTGGTATCAATACCCCTGCCAAGAAACTTAACGAGGCCAAAGAGGCTTTGCAGTACCTCGGCGCTGGTACTCCGGGAACCGTGGCAGACATCGCTGGCCAGATCGCAAACCCAATTCCTTTGGGTAAGGCCAAGGCTGTTGGTACTCTGGGTGGAATGGCACTCCAAGGCGCTAAGGCGGCAGCCCTGACCCCGACTGAGGGTACAGAAGAGGGATATGGTGATTTCCTCAAAAACAAGGCTATCCAAACGGCTGAAGGTGCTGGTGCTGGCGCTGTTTTAGGCAAGGCCGGACAAGCGATTCTTAACCCAATCGTTTCCGCTTCGGTTCAAAAATTGAAGGATTTGGGCATGACTCGGTTCACTCCGGGCCAGTTATTGAGCGACGTTCCTTTTATCGGCGAAGGCATCCAGAAAGCCGAGAAGGCCATGACTAGCCTGCCGGTGGCCGGTAGCATGATCCAGAACGCCTTCAGGGGCGTCAACGAGGACTTCAACCGCGCGATGGTCAACCGTGTGCTGGCTCCTATGGGTCAACAACTGGGTAAGGGTGTTAAGGCCGGCGAAGACATGATGAAGGTCATGAATGATGCGATTGCAAACGCTTATGACACCATCACGCCTAAGTTGAGTTTGGGCAACATGGTCTATAAAGACCCAACGAACCCAAGCGGATTCACAAGCACGGTGAAGGTGCTGAATGACAAACTGGCTGACGTGACTCAAGGGTTGCCCTCTGCCCCCGGTTACGACCTTGCTGGCATGGTCAAGAAGGAATTCGATAAGCACATCCTCGACCCTCTGACCAACATGGCTCAGGGCAAGTCAATGACCGGCGAAGAGTTCCGCAACGCTGAGAAGAACCTCGGCGCTACTGCCTACAACTATCTGAAGAACCCTCAGACTTATGATGTTGGTGTGGCTCTTCGTGACCTACAAGGCGAGTTGCGTAAAGAGTTGGCCATTCAAAACCCTAAACTGGCCGAAGAACTCAAAGGCATTCACTTGGCTTTCCGCCGTCACTTGCCTATCGAGCAGGCAGCCTCTATGCTGGGGGCTGAGGGCCGAGTCTTCACGCCGGGTCAGTTGGAGTCAGGCATCAAAGCAAAGGGCGGCAAAAACGCCTTCTTGCAGGGTCAGGCTCCTTTGTATGACGAATCTCAGGCTGCGTTGGATGTCTTGGGTCGTAACCTGCCAAGCAGTGGTACAGCCGAGCGTACAGGCGTTATGAGCCTTCTTGGTTTGGGTGGCGCTGGGTTGGCCGGTATCCCCGGCGCGCTACACGCTGTGGCCGTTCCTACACTGACAGCCGGTGCGATCTACAATAAGCCTGTTTTGGGAGCCTTGACTAAATTGGCTACCGAGCGCCCAGATTGGATGAAGGCTCTGCAACCGAGAGCCTCCGCTGAACTTTCAAGGGCTGCTGGTCTACAAGCCGCCCAACCAAACCCTTGATTTCGTGCAATTCGCAGTTGCCACGATTAGCCCCCGTAACTGGGGGCTTTTTTTACTCTTGAACGAACTCGACGCCGTATTTCTCAGCGACGTATTCCAAGACCTTGTTAGCAAAGTCAAGGATGTCTACTTCTTGGGCAAGGAGAGCGCCGGGGCGCTTCTCATCGGTTTGGAAATAGATTTTTTTCGCTTCTTCTTCGGTGAATTTAAACATGGTTGTTCTTCAGTTGCCAGTAACGTAAAAGATGCATGAACATGTCGAAACCTCGGTTGAGGTCATCTTGTGTCCACTCGATGATCCGAACTAAACCGGGGACATTGCGCGAAACAAAGATGTTTGCACACCGGGCGTCGGGGATTCCCAGTCCAACACGGTAGGCTGCGAGTTGCATTAAATGCTCGTCGTAAGCGTCAACCTTAGTCGGATCTGTGAATTCTTTGGTCTTGATGTCAACCACCACACCCGCGGGGGTATAGAGGTCGCACTTGCCACCAAAACCGAGATCGTGAGCGAAGGACTTCTCGCACTTCCACTCGCGGCGCTTGAAGTGTTCCTGCAAAGCCTCATGAACCGCTTGCACAGTCTTTTGATGTTGTTGGGTATGGCCATCCTCATAGAAGGATTGTATGGCCGCGTGGATGTCTGTACCGGCATCCGCAGCGCGTTTGCCCTCTTCCTTTGCATCCTTGATGATCCGGTCGATGTAGTCCTCTTCTGGTTCCTCAGTGCGGCGCGGCAGCGTCAGGGCGGCCAGCAACACTTGCTTTTGTAACCAGAGAGTCAGGGCCGGTTTAGCCGTAATGTTGAGGATCGTGGTGACCGATGGGACAAGGTTCAATTCCCGTGCATCACGAAGGGTGGCATTCCGAGGGGAGCCGTCCTTCTTTGAGGGCACAGTGTACTGAGGTTGCCCATCGCGTGTGTACCAGTGATTGGATTCGCTGGCGCGTAGTTCTTTTGCAATGATTGTCATGGTTTACCTCAGAAGGGCATGTCGTCTGCCATATCGTCAAAGCCCGAATTGGCTCCAGCGATCTGCTCTTTTTGGTAGATGGTGTTATAAGCGTCTTTCCACTCTGGAGCGGCTTGAATCTTCTTCTTGAGGTTATCGCTGAAGGTCTCAAACATCTCCATGTCAGGCTGCTCAATCCAGAACACACCCGTCTTGTTAAAGCCTTCAGGAAGACCTGCTTGCTTCATGATGCTAGGCACTGGGTTGATGTTGGCAATGTTGGTGTATTCCTTGCCGTCTTGGCCAGTCGAGGTGGCCACGGTGATCATGGCCCAGATACCCAAAACGTTCTTGAGTTCAAAGCCTTCACGTTCCAATGGTGTGAAGTCACGACCGCGCCAAGACTTAAGATCTTGTCGGAGTGTTGCTTTTTCACCAAGAGAGTTGGTGTAGTTTTTACTGATGGTCATCGGCTCACCCTTGTTGGTGACGATTGGCTTACCAGAGTCGTCGTTGCCGTGTACCTCGAACTGAAGCATCACTTTGGGCAAATGCTTTTCAGCGCCTTGCCAAGTGGTCTTCTGAGTACCCAAGTCGATAACTCGGTAGCACCGTGCAAGGTGCATTCCTACTGGCACTGGCACAAAGTTTGTACCGCCGGTTTCTTTCGCTACTAATCCCATAATTCGCTCCTAAAAGTTAAACGCCTAGACCACAGGCAGAACGGATGATCTTCCAATCATCCTCGGTCGCTACACCAGATTCAGCCCGGTCAAGGGCCTCCTCAAGCATCTTCTCTTGCTCTCGCAACATTTCGTAAATTTCGTTGTCGTCTGTCATAGTTCGCTTTCGGGTTAAACGAGCCTAAATCCTAGCATGTTTAATTTTATTTTACAATGTGCTTGAAAATAATTTTATTTCGTGTAACATCTATTTAAACAAAGGGGTATGATTGATGCAACTTGAGAAGTATTTTGAGGGCAAACCAAGGGGGACGAAGATCGCTATGGCCCGAGCGCTCGGTATATCGAAGACGTGGTTGTCACTCCTCATCGCAGGCACACACAAGGCAAGCCCAGAACTGTGTGTCCGCATTGAGAAGTACACCGACGCAGCGGTTAGCCGGTTCAATCTTCGACCTGACATTTTTGGGAGAACTAAGTGATTTGGTACAAATTTCACCTCGGAGACTACATCACACACACCCTGCACTTAGCGGATGCAGAGGATCTTGCGTACCGTCGCTTACTCGACATGTATTACATGAACGAGGAACCTATCCCCTTAGATACCGAATTGGTTTCAAGGAAGATTAGGCTTGACCAAGACATAACCGAAACGGTTTTAAAGGAATTCTTTGACAAAGAGGAAGATGGCTATCACAACAGCCGTTGCGATGCAGAGATTGCGAAGTATCAGGCTCAGGTTGCAACCAACCGTGAACTCGGCAAGCGCGGCGGCCGTCCAAAGAAGGCATCCAATGTTATCAAGTTAGAAACCGAAGTGGAAACCGAATCGGAACCGAACCATAACCCTAAGAAGATACAGATACAGAATAAGAATATATCGTCGAGATTCGACGAGTTCTGGTCAGTATGGCCATCCAGCAAGAGGAAGGTCGCAAAGGTGACCTGTAAAGCAAAGTGGGACAAGAACAAGTTGGACGCCGTGGCCGACCAGATCATTGCCCATGTGGAGACTCTGAGAAGCACAGAACAGTGGACATCAGGTTTTGACCCAGCGCCCCTTACCTATCTCAACCAGCGCCGCTGGGAAGACCAAGAGGTCGCCGCCCCCCATTTCAACCGGAGAGTTGTGTGATTGGCCATGAACCCATCATCTCCATGCGTATGAATCGCAAGAAGCCGGCCGCCGTCCATGTTTGGGTTGGCAAGCCTTTGCATAGTTCTGCCAAAGACTGGCATTTGCATAACACCGGCCCAGAAGTAGACATCCTGCCCAACGAAAACATCGATAGCCTCGATTTGCGGTGGTCTGTGGGCCTGATTGTGATGATTCATGGTACAGATGCCACCGAGCGTATGGAAAAGGCGTATGAGGCGTTTAAGCGCGCCAAGGCCAGTTGGGTAGTGGCCACCATTGGGGACACCATCATTGACTCACTAGGAAAGTTTGATGAACACAATCACTGAAGACGACATCGACTTCAACTTTTACCTTGAGGTCACCGAGCATAAGCAAAAGGTTCGGCCACCAAAAGAGTGGTTGGACGAGATCGTGCAAGAGGTTATCAAGCCACCGAAAGAGGTTGTCTGCACCTTGCCTTGGTCTAAGACTGAATCCACGTTTAACTTTCGCCCCGGTGAGGTCACCCTCTATGCCGGCTCGAATGGTGGCGGCAAGTCATTGATCACTGGCCAAGTGGCATTGGGTTTGATACGTCAAAAGCAAAAGATCTGCATCGCCTCGTTTGAGATGAAGCCTAAGCGAACCCTGTATCGGATGATGCGCCAGTTTGCTGGTGAGAATATTGAACGGCCGATGTATGCAAACAAGGTTGAGTTTTTTAAACGGTTGACCGATCGATTCCATATCTTCACAAAAGATCATCTGTGGTTGTACGACCAACAAGGAACCGTGGACATGAACATGGTGATTGCAATGTCACGTTACTGCGCGGTTGAGTTGGGCATCAAGCACATCTTCATTGACTCGCTGATGAAGTGTGTACCCGGTGAGGATGACTACAACGCCCAGAAGCACTTTGTGGATCACCTGACCAGTCTGGCTCGTGACAACGACATTCACATCCATTTGATCCACCACATCCGTAAGTTGGCAAATGAGGAGTTGATGCCGAACAAGAACGACGTGAAGGGCACTGGTGCTATCGCTGACCAAGTGGACAACGTGTTCTTGATGTGGAGAAACAAGAAGAAGGAGCATGACCAACATAACGGAAAGGCTGTCGATGAAAAGACACCCGACGCGATGTTGATGTGTGAGAAGCAGCGTAACGGGGAGTCTGAGAGTTGGTATCAACTTTGGTACGACAACAACAGTCAGCAGTTCGTGGACTCCAAAGAGAAAGTGGTTATGTCATTTGATATGAAAGGAAGATTTTGAATGAAAGTGAAGAACTTTTCCGACATCAGTGCCTTGTTCGGGAAGTCATCCGAATGCGAATCAGAGACCGTGCCCACGCATGGCGATGGCTCAAAGGGTATGAAGGAGAGCGTGGCTGGGTCAAAGGGTGGGTTGACATGCACCCCGAGTCCACTCTTCTCAAGGACGTCGTCGATCAGTGGAACAAAGGCAACCGTGGTGAATTTAACGATTGGAGAGAGTAATGAGTAAAGACGCAGAACTTAGCCCTTTGGCTAGACAGTTATTAGGTAACGCCGGCGCGGTGAAGTTTTTCACCCAGCAGGAGTTTGATGAGGCGCTTGCTTTGGCAAAGGCCGAGATCATGCACGTTGCCGTGCAGACAACCAAGCAGGCGATATTTATCGAGCGCAACGCTTGTGCTGACATCGCCCTTGAATGGAGCCAAGAGGAACTCTCTGAGGCCATCCGAAACCGTATCCCGAGCCAAATGCAATGATTCAATTCACCCTACCTTGGCCACCATCGGTCAATCGTTATTGGCGCACCTTTCAGGGTCGCATGATCATCTCTCAGGAGGGCCGTGCGTACCGTGAGGCGGTGGGTGAGCAGATCATTCTCCAGAAGGCGGTCTGTCACTTCACTGGCCCGCTGATTGTGGTGATCGAGGCTTACCGGCCAGACAAGCGTAAGCGTGACCTTGACAACTTGCTCAAGGCAACGCTGGATGGATTAACTCATGCAGGTGTTTACAACGACGACTCACAGATTGTTGACCTGCGAATCTTTTGGGCCAACGAAGTGGGTGGCATGTTGAAAGTAAGGATTGAATATGCAGCAGGAACCTGAGTTGATTGATATTTTTGCGATGTTTGCGATGCATGCATTGACAGCGAACCCGTGCGACAAGGATGAAACATGGATTGACTATTGCGACATGACGGCAATGGATGCCTACATGATGGCGAGAGCAATGATGGAAGAAAGGAGAAAGTATGTTGACGAGTAGGCAGGCGTTTGAACTTTATTACGGCTTCCCGCCGGATGACAGATTGGACTTATGGACTGCTTGGTCATCAGCGATTAACTGGGAAAGGAGCGAAGTAAGAGCGACATTGAAGCGATACGACGAAAGATACAAGACCATGATCACACAGCGAATTTTTAAAACCATTGGAAGGAGAAAGTGATGAAGCAACCAGATTTATTTGATGGCGAATTTAACCCTCTTCAGGAGGCCCGAGACAAGTTCTTTGACTCGTTACCAGACGGCGGCTCGGTGTGCCCGTGCTGCGACCGTATGGGGCGTTTGAACAAGTACACGCTCAACAGTTCTAGGGTGGCTGCACTGCTTTGGATGAGCAGAACGGTGACCTTAGATAGTGGCTGGGTGAAGATGGGTAAGAAGGCTCCGGCTTGGATATTGGCAAGCAAAGCATTCAGCACCATGAAGTTCTGGGGTTTTGTTGAACCGGCTCCCAAGATGACGATTCATGAGCGCAATGCAATTGGTATGAAAACTAAAACGAGTGGGGATTGGAGGGTAACTGCGAAGGGCTATGAGTTTTTGAAAGGACATTTGCGCGTACCGGCTGCCGCAATTGTTTACAACGATGAATTGTTTGGCTGGGTAGATGAAGACACTACATTCAAGGATGCCTTGTCGAGACAATTTGACTATGACGAGATGATGCGTACCGACTACAACTGGTATCAAGAACCAAGGAGGACTGATGGAAGCGATGATTAACATTTTGATGTGGGTCTTCATCCTGACAGGCATGTTGACTTGGATCGGTATCGGTATGACTTTGGTTGTTATTTGGATGGGGTTGAATCATGCGGGAGACTGATCCACACAAGGCCGTGGACTACATCATTGAACACGGCAAACACTACGCACAGGCTAAAGCCAACCGGGTGCATATCGAGGAATATCGCAAGTCCTTGAAGGCAATCCTGATGAAGCGAAGTTTAGAGACTGCTATCGGGGCACAAGAGCGTGAGGCTTATGCTGACCCAGAGTATGTGCAACTGCTCAATGGTTTGAAAGAGGCCGTTGAGATTGAAGAGACATTCAAGTGGAACCTAACCGCGGCGATGGCCCGTGTGGACATTTGGAGAACAGAGCAAGCAAACAATCGTGGAGAAATGAGAGCAACACTATGAACACCGTACCTTATTCAAAAATTTGTTTTCCCCCAGTTGACTTTAAGTGGAAGTCAGGCAGCGACGTGCAGGCTGTTTGGCGCAAATACGGCTGGGTTCCACCAAGCGAGTCGATGACGCCGCCACCACCTGAGAAGCCAGTGACATTTGAAGCCAAGGTTCTGCGTTACAGCGGGAGGGTCGTTGAATGACTGACGAACAAATTATTGAGATGGCAAAACAGGCTCATGTTGGCAGCAAAACATGGGTTGATATTTACAGCGACCAAATTACTGTCGGCGAAGTGCGTGATTTTCTTAAAGCCTTTGCCAAACTG